CTTGGGATCTTTTCTTCTTATGGACGGTACCGAAGTTTTTACCATAAGGTTCTCGATGTTACTTCATATCAGAAATTGATCGTTCTGGTAGATCATCTTCATCTGTTTCAAACCTGTAGTTTTCTACATATTCTTGAATTGTTGGTGCTATTCCTGCTTTGAGAGCTTTGCGGTGGAAGTCGTTGGTGATCCTGAGACCACCGTTGACATAGTTAAAGTATTGTGTTACTTTCTTTGCTCCCATTAGCATGGCATTGCCATAGTAGGATATCTGTATGGAAACCTCGTTCGCTAGTTCATCTGCCGTGAGTGTCCATGCGAGTTGACATGGAATATGACCGACATTGAGCGTTAGGACTTGGTTGTTCATGTTTATGAATGGGGCTGCTGCCGACACAACATTTGCGACAGAAACAAGTGTGTTTCCTGCGCCGCCCGCATTAAAAAATGGGACGATTTGTGTGGTGTATGCAGTGGCTTTGCCGTAGAAAAGAGTATTCACCTGGTACACTCCGGGCTGTAGAACATTCAACTGGTTGTTTGCGCCAAAGGAGAAGTAATTAACTGAATAATTTGCTCCGGCGAATATGTTCGTAAAAGGCCCGTTTTGGAATGCCAGTACTCCTGGTATGTCTGTTGGTCTATTTGGACATGGGTTTGTCAGGACGATATCGTAGTGGACTAGTAGTTTACCTACAGCAGCATTGCTTCCAATTCCGTTCGTCCCTAGGTAGAACATACCAGCTAGGTATTCTGCTGCGTCATAGCCTCCTGCAGTCGATGAGATTGGAGGGGGCCATATTGATGTAACAAGCAAAGGCCTGTTATAGAACTTGACGCTTTTAGATGATATTGTCACTGAGGATTTGGTGAAGACTTGTGAGTCTGATTTGATCTGATTGGCCATTAGCAAAGAAATGTTTGCTGGTGCATTATCTTTGGAGTCTGGATCTATCATCATTCTGACAGAGCCGGGTGTTGATGTTGCACACTCGGGTTGATACTCTATCGTGATGTAGTTCAGTTTCCAGGTCTCATAACAGTTGGCTATTCCACTCAACCAAGGGAAGAGTGCAGGGAGACCAGGGTTCATGAGATATGAAAGATTAATGAAGGCTGCAACTTGGCCATCAGAGTACCCATTATCAATGACAGTTGTGATCATTTCAGTGTGCCTGACATGAATGCCGTTTCTGACGACACGCATTTTGGCTTGCGAATTTTGATTCTTGTAAACATAAGCTGCAGGCACCTGTTTGGGATTTCTGTTTTTGTACATTCGAGTTTTCCGCTTGTTATTAGAGCGTTTGCGTGGTTGTGGTTTTGCGGGGCCACGAACCACACGCTTTTTCCTCTTTGAGAGGGTGTTCCTTTTTCGGGAAGGCATTTTTCGTTACTTGGGCTCCGCGGCACCAAGCAGCATTTCAGATGCTGTTATTTCCACGAGGTGGGCTACGTCTCCTATGATGGAGTTTACATAATTGTGGTGGTTGTGTGGTTCACACTTCGTGTCTACCAGTTTGTACTTCCAGGAACCCATCTTGAGTTGCTCTGTCATTTTGACGGTGATCTGAGGCACACCAAGCATCTTGAGTCTGAGCTTGTAGATGAGGTTTGCTATTGTGTTTGCCTCGGCCCACAGTCCGAGAGTGTAAGTGATGATGTCACTGTGTTGCTTCGGAGTGAGTTGTTTGGTTTTGGTGAAGTTGGAGCCATAGAGGGTTCGGAAGAGATCTCTATAGAAGTAAACTGTTGTGTCTGGTAGTGGGATGATGTCTCTCGATAAGAATCTAGCATGGATTTTTGAGACCATGATTTCTTTGCAGACTTGTCCGAGGCCGTGCCCCGTGATACCTGGTTTAGTGTATACAGCTGCATGTGCAAGCAAGAAAGCATTTGCATGCATTGACTCTACTAATACTAGTGAGTCATCTCCGCAGACGAGTTTTTTGATGCGGCAACCGGCAATGTTAGCTATGAATCTTATGTACATAAGAACTCTCCAGGTGTTGTAGAGAGTGGTTTGCGCGGCAAGACCAGAGAGGACTCCATGTTTGAG